GCGACGATGAAGTACCAGAACAAAAAAACGACGGTTGATGGCATTGAATTTGACAGCCGAAAAGAAGCAAGAAGGTACTGGGAACTGAGCATGCTCGTGCGCTCAGGAAACATCACCGATCTGCGCATGCAAGTCAAATTCGAGCTGATTCCATCACAACGGATCAACGGGAAAGTGGCCGAACGTGCTGTCCATTACATTGCAGACTTCGTATACAAAAACGCGGCTGGCGAAACTGTTGTGGAAGATGCGAAGGGCGTGCGAACAAAAGACTACATCATAAAGCGCAAGTTGATGCTTTACAGACACGGAATCAGAGTGTTGGAGGTGTAACATGAAAAGAATCAAGATTAAACTTCTGCGCGGGATGAACACTGTTAGCCCACAGGTCAATTCTGACTGGATCGATCTCAGGGCTGCAGAAGAAGTGGCGCTGGAAACAGGCGATTACAAAGCCATTCCCCTTGGTGCGGCCATTGAACTGCCGAAAGGATATGAAGCCATCATTGCACCGAGAAGCAGCACATACAAGCACTTCGGCATCCTGTTGGCCAACAGCATCGGTGTGATTGATGAGAGCTACAAGGGCGAAAGCGATGAATGGCACTTTCCGGCACTGGCGATGCGCAATACCGTAATCCATGCGGGGGATCGCATCTGCCAGTTCAGGATCATCAAGCACCAGCCGAAGTTCACTCTGAAATGGGTGAAGCGTTTGAACAACAGAAACCGAGGAGGACTTGGAAGCACAGGGAGGCGATGAGATGCGCAACTGCAAACCGACGCAGGCGCAGCGCGTGCTGGCTTACATTCACGAATATGGAAGCATAACGCAATACGATGCCCTGAAAGACCTTGGCGTGATGAGACTGGCATCGAGGGTGTCCGAGCTGAACAAGAAAGGATACACCATTGTGGGCATGATGGTGGCTGTAAAGAACCGTTTTGGAGAGACCTGTCACGTGAAACAGTACCGTATGGGAAGTGGCGCGGATGGCTGATGTGAAGTGGATCAAGCTTGCAACGGGTCTGCCTGATAACAGAAAAATCAAGCAGATCCGGCGCTTGCCGGATGGTGACACCATTGCACTGATGTGGGTTTTTCTGATGTGTATTGCAGGGGAAACGAATGATGAAGGCATGGTGTACTTCACACCTGAGATACCTTTCACGGACGAAATGCTTGCCGATCAGTTTTCAATTGACATTAATACGATTCGGCTTGGTCTGACCACATTTCAACGCTTCGGCATGATTGAAATTGTCGATGATATCATCTGCCTTCCGTCTTGGGAGAAGTGGCAATCGGTTGATAAGCTATCTGAAATTCGTGAACAGACTCGAAAACGTGTTGCCAAGCATCGCGAAAAGCAAAAACTTTCTGCTGGTAACGTTACATGTAACGTTACAGTAACGCAAAGTAACGCAACAGAAGAAGAACTAGATGTAAGACAAGAGAAGAAAGAGAGGATAGATTATCAGCTTATCGCTGATATGTACAACCGCCTCTGCCCTTCCCTTCCTCCAATCCGTTCTCTGTCTGATGCACGAAAAAAAGCAATCAAGGCAAGGATGAACACCTATAAACTGGATGACTTCAAGAAGGTATTTGAAAATGCGGAAGCTTCTTCTTTCCTGAAGGGAAGCAACAACCGAAACTGGTCAGCAAACTTCGATTGGCTGATCAAGGATACCAACATGGCAAAGGTGCTGGACGGCAACTACTGCGACAGGAACAAGGGCGTTTCCAATCGTGTGAACAGCAATGACTACGACAACGGTGATCAGGTGCCGTGGTAAGGAGAGATACCAATGAACATCGGAATGTTTGCTGAAATTCTTCAGCCTGCCATGAGCAGGGATAACAGCGCACCGGATGACCTGATGACAGAGGATGGGCTTCGGATCTGCGCTGTGTGCGGGGAGAAGAAACAGACATGGTTTGAGGTGGATGGTCTGATTCCCAAAAGCAAGGTGCCGTGCATGTGCAAATGCGAACGGGACAAGCGGGAAGCGGAGAAAGCTGCACGCAAGCAGCAGGAAATGATGCTGCGCATAGACCGCTACCGCAGGGACGGGCTGACGGACGAGCAGTACCGGGCATGCACCTTCGACGTGGATGACGGAGCGGACGAGCATGCAAGCCAATTCTGCAAAGCCTATGTGGAGAACTGGAAGTGGGTGCAGGAGAACAATGCTGGCATCATGTTGTGGGGTGATGTGGGCGGTGGCAAGACCTTCCTTGCTGCTTGCATCGCCAACGCACTGATCGACAAGGGAATTCCGGCCACGATGACCACGATATCAAGGCTGGCGGCAGCAATGACAAAAGATTTTGGCGCAGAGCGCGGCAATGTGCTGTCGATGGTTGCAAATGCTCCACTGCTGGTGCTGGATGACGTAGGAACTGAACGTGACACGGAAACCAGCAATGAACAGGTGTACGAGATCATCAACACACGGTACAAGGCCAAGAAACCGCTGATCGTTACCACAAACCTGACGATGACCGCTATGAAAAATGCGGAAAACGTGACACACAAGCGCATTTATGACCGAATCGTGGAAATGTGTTCGCCATGCAAGGTGACCAGCAGCGGACGAAGACAAAAGGCCGCACGAAGCAAAATGGAACAGATGATGGCACAGTTTGGACTGAACGGATGATTGTATGAAATACAAGACATGCAAAAGCTGCATGTGGTGGTGGGATCTGAACGGAACAGGCGAACGCAGGTGCTATCGCAACATCAGCCCACTGTATAACCAAAAGACAAAGAACGGATGCGCAAAGCACGAGGATTTTTCAAAAACATCAAAAGAATCTGACTGCGAACGTGCGAAAGGGATAACGCGGAAAATGAGGATCAAAGAAATCCGGGAGCTTATGTGCGACGATGGATGGCCAACCGTACATACGAAGAGCAGCCGGCGAGGCGAACCAAATCCGATGGCGTGCGTGGAAGGCGAGAGTATGTGCCTGGGCGGCGTGCAGTACCTCAAGCAGATGAAAGAGGAGGACTTCCGAGAGCTATTGTGCGGCGGGGATTGCAACACATGCAGGCAGCCGTGCAACCTGCGGCGGCTTGCACTGATGCGAAAAATTAAACCAATTGTGGTACGGCCAAAAGCAAAACCAAGAAGGCTCAGTTTTTACGACATGGCGATGAAGCCCTATTGGCTGCGATATCCTGAACGGAGGGAAAAGCATGAAGCAGCGAGTGTTTAACCATTTGTGTGATGCAGCCATGGCGAGAAAACGGTTTCATCCTGCTGCATGCCAGACCTGTGAAAGCCGGTGCGAGTACGGAAGGCAGGCGCTTGACCTGATGGGCATTCAGATGGGCAGGGAGAGCGGGCGGGACGATCTGTTTGAAATGCCGGTTTACGGAAGGGACAGAAAGGCGAACAGGATCATCAGCGCCATCAACAAGCGGAGGGTGAAGTGATGGAGGACACCATGAAGCAGGCTTCTCTCCGCTGGTTGTACGGAGAACTGAGAAAGGCCAAGATTGCGCTTGGAAGGGCTGAAGAAAAGCCGGGAGTGAAGCGTGAAGAACTTGAAGCGCTGGAAAGGAAAACCGCTGTGATTGACTGGATCATTCCGATTGTGATAAGGGAGGAAGACAATGAGACCGATTGATGCTGACCTGCTGAAAGATGGTTTTGAGGAAGACGGACACCTTTCACCGTACATCGAGCAGTACATTGATGCTTGTCCTACGGTGGAAACGCCTGACCAATTCACAATCTCCGATCTCAAAAGGGCGCTGCTGCAGGTGAAGGAGATTTGCGATAACAACCGATGCGTGAATTGCCCGTTCCACAAAATGGACGAAACAAATATTCCGTATTGTCCGATGCATGAAGATGATGACGGAATCAGCATTCATCAGCCTGCGTTTTGGGTTATTAATGACGAGGAGGATGCATGATGGCTTTCTGGTGTAAAGGCAAGAAAGATTACTGCGACAAAGGAAATTGCGATAACTGTGAGTTTGAAGATGGTTCCGGCGGGTTCGAATTGGGCGAGGACGAAGAGGGCATTTTTATAAACCAGTGGATCAGCGTGA